GTACTGCGCAAAGAACTTGAAGATGAAATAGCCGCTCACACTGATGCCCTCGCAAGAGGGCGGGTAGAAGACTATCCATCTTATAAGCAGTTGGTAGGGACTTTATCGGGTCTGTCCCTAGCACTTAATAGATTAAAAGACCTGCAGAAATATGAGGACGATAATTGATGAGTACGGAAAACATTGGAAATATAGATACGGAGGCCACTATTGAAAGAGGTGAGAAACTGGCAGAAAGACTACCTGAGCCAGTAGGTTACAAACTTCTCTTGATTAAGCCTAAAGTAGTAGACAAAACAGCCAGTGGTATTGAGATGCCAGACTCTTTCAAAAAGAAAGAAGAAGCAGGTGCCGTTGTATGTATGGTCATTAAAGTAGGTCCTATGGCTTACATGGATACAGAAAAGTTCCCTACAGGTCCTTGGTGCACAGAAGGTGACTTCGTGCTAATTGGTGCTTATAGAGGCAGTCGTTTTTCAGTTGATGGGGAAGAGTTTATCCTTGTTAATGACGATATGATTGAAGGTACTGTATCTGATCCTAGAGGTATAGGGAGGGTTTACTAATGTCTGAAGAATATGAAAATGATAGTACGGACTTCGATGATGACTCCATAGAAGTTGAAATTATTGATGACACCCCTGAAGAGGATAGAGATCGTCCGAAACTTGAAGCTAACGATGACGATAACGAAGAAGAGTTAGAGTCGTACTCTAAAAAAGTACAAAAACGTATAGACCAGATAAACCATAAGTACCACGATGTTAGGCGTGAGAAAGATGCTTTAGAAAGGCAGAACGCAGAAGCTATTCGTATAGCCCAGACTATTCTTGCAGAAAACGAGCAGTTAAAAAGTACACTTAACTGGGGACACCAAGAGTACACCAAAGAAGCAGCAGGTAGACTTGACTTCGCTCATAAGGCGGCACAAGAGAAATATCGCCGGGCCTTTGAAACTGGAGACACAGATGGAGTGCTGGAAGCACAAGATGAACTGAATGAAGTGTCTAACCAAAAGAGACAATTATCAACTCTAGTTTCACCTGTACCACAAAAAGCTTTACAACAACAAAATAATGATGTATATATTCCTCAACAATCAGTACCAGAAGCGCCACCACAGGATTATAAAGCCATAGATTGGGCTGGAAAGAACCCGTGGTTTGGTAAAGATGAAGAGATGACCGCCTTCGCTTATGGACTGCACGAAAAACTGGTTAAATCCGGTGTAGACCCTACCTCTGATGAATATTATCAGCGAGTAGACTCCCGCATAAGGGAAATATTCCCAAAAAACTTCGACAGAAAGAAATCGTCACCTGTGGCATCGGTAGGTAGAACTACTGCACCAAGAAAAGTCGCACTAAACAATTCTGAAATCGCAATCGCAAAAAGATTAGGTATAACACCTGAACTGTATGCAAAGTATAAAATAAAGGAGCAAAATCTCAATGGCTAATCTACAAAATGACAGAGCCCCACGCTCTACAGAAACACGTGAAAAAGAAGTACGTCCGGTATCTTGGAAGCCAGCTCATGACTTACCTTCCCCTGATCCACAAGACGGTTATGTGTTCCACTGGAAAAGAGTGTCTATGATGGGTCAAGCTGATCCTGCTAATATGGCTAAGGCCAAACGAGAGGGTTGGGTACCTTGTCAAGCTGAAGATCATCCTGAGATGATGGCTGACTTTGCAGCTTTTGGTTTAAAACCCCAAGGGTTGATTGAAATTGGTGGACTTGTTTTATGTAAGACGACTGTCGAGACTTCAAACGCTCGTAAGGAGTACTACGCAAATATGTCTAGAGCTTCGGTAGAATCAGTTGATAACAACTTTCTCCGAGAAAATGATCCTCGGATGCCTCTCTTTTCTGAGAAGTCATCTAAAGTGTCTTTTGGTCGTGGTTCCTGATAACAGGAACTATTTAAATTAAATTAGGAGTTTTTTATGGCATATCCTGCTAATATTGGTCCCTACGGTTTTCTTCCGAATACCCTAGAAGGCGGACGAGTTTATGCTGGTGCAACTCGGTACTTACCGATTGCTTCTGGCTACGGAAAAAACATTGGTTATGGCGATGCAGTATCATTGATTGCTGATGGTTCTGTTCAACGTGTTGATGCATCTACTGGTGCTAAAACTGCATGGGCTATTCGTCCTATCGGTATTTTCCTTGGTTGTTCTTACACTGACCCAACTTTAAAATATAAAGTTTTCTCTCAATACTGGCCTACAGGTACTTCTGCATCTGACGCCATTGCTATTGTTGCTGATGACCCATTAGTTTTATTTAAAGTTAACTTGACTAACGCTGGTACTGCATACACTTCTGGTGCTGCTACATCGGCTGATGTTGGTCAAAACGTAGGTTATTTCGTAACAGCTAATACAGGTTCTATAGTTGATGGTGTTAATACAGCTACTGGTAATAGCGCCACTTCAGTTGATTTGGCTTCTAAAGCAGTTACTGCTACTTTGCCTTTGCGTATTATCAGCATGGTTCAAGAAACTGCATTATCTGATGGTACATTTGTAGAAGCTTTCGTGGCATATACAGCACCTACTATGACTGCGGCTGTGACTCAATCAGGTACTACTCCATTTGCTGTTTCAGCAGTGGCTATTACTGTCGTTGGTGGTCATGCTTACCGCAACCCTGTTGGAATTTAAGGAGTTTAACTAATGGCTGCTATCTCACGCGCGCAACTACTAAAAGAACTTCTCCCCGGTCTTAACGCTTTATTCGGTTTAGAATATGAGCGTTACGGTGAGAAATATAAAGAAATCTTTGAAACTGAATCGTCTGATCGTTCATTTGAAGAAGAACAAAAACTGTCTGGCTTTGGTGCCGCTGCGGTTAAAAACGAAGGCTCTGCTATTACGTATGACAATGCGCAAGAAGCTTGGTCAACTCGCTATACCCACGAAACTATTGCTTTAGGCTTTTCTTTAACTGAAGAAGCTATTGAAGATAACTTGTATGACTCATTGTCTGCTCGTTATACAAAGGCTTTGGCTAGAGCTATGGCTTACACCAAAGAAGTTAAAGGTGCTGCTGTACTAAACAATGCATTCAACACTAACTATACTGGTGGTGACGGCAAATCTTTATGTAACAGTGCGCATCCTCTAGTTTATGGATCAACAATCTCTAACGTACCAGCAACACCTGCTGATTTGAACGAAACTTCATTGGAAAATGCGGTTATTCAAATCTCTTTGTGGACTGATGAACGTGGTTTATTGATTGCTGCTAAACCTAAAAAGCTAATACTTCCTCCTGCTCTTCAATTCGTAGCAACTCGTTTGTTAGAAACTGAATTGCGTGTTGGTACAAATGACAATGATGTTAATGCTCTTAATAACAACGGTGCAATTCCGGGCGGCTATACTATCAACCCTTGGTTGACTGATACAAATGCTTGGTTCTTGATGACTGACGTTCCTAACGGTCTGAAGCATTTTGTTAGAACTCCATTAGCTACTTCCATGGACAGTGACTTTGACACGGGCAACTCTAGATACAAGGCCCGTGAAAGATATTCTTTCGGGTTTAGTGATCCTTTAGGTATCTTTGGTTCTGCAGGTTCTTCCTGATAAATCAGTAACTTAGCTTTAATTAAGGGCTCCTTCGGGAGCCTTTTTTATGCCCAAAAATAAAACTTGCGGCGCCGCCGCAAAACGAGTATATTAACCTTCGTAAGCTTAATAACGAGGATAATACAATGAAAAATGTAATATATAGAATACGCAACGTGGTAAATAACAAATTTTATGTTGGTAGTACTATAGACACTAAACGTAGGTTTGAGGAGCACAGAAGGCGCTTACGAGCAGGAAATCACCAAAGCCCTCATATGCAAGCAGCTTGGAACAAGTATGGGGAGGAATGCTTTAAGTTTGAAGTTCTAATGCACATCGAAGACGTTAATGAGTTGCTTAGTGTAGAGCAGGTCTGGTTAGATGAACATGCGGGAAAACCATACTGTTATAATTGGGCTACTGATGCAAGTGCACCTATGCGGGGCAAAAAACACACCAAAGAGTCCGTAAAAAAATGCACAGACGCAGGGTATAGATGCCCTAAAGGTAAAGAGTCGGTATTGTTTGGTGTGCCCAGAAGTGACGAAACAAAGGCTAAAATATCAGAGAAGTGTAAAGGTTTGGTAAACCCAATGAAAGGCAAGACCCATTCTGAACAAAGTAAGGCTAATATTTCAGCCGCTGTTAAACGAGGGGAAGAATCACACTTCTATGGAAAACGCCCAACAAATGCCGATGACTTACAAAAAGAAATACATGCAGTGTTGCCTGATAGAACTACTCAGACTTTTATAAGCTTAACCTATATGCGAGATAATTTAGGGGTTAGCATAGGGACTATCATACGGGCATGTAAATCGGGGGGACCTATAAAATTTGGAGGTTTAACAGGGTGGGTATTATCTTACGCAGAGCCCAACAAATTAATTGACACCACCCTAAAATAAATGCTATAAGAACTGTAAATCTGGGAATTAATTTAACTGCCTACTCGACTGCCCCAGCAGATTCGCACACAACGACAGGCAAACGTGCACTAAGGAATTAAATATGGCATTCTCAACTTTTACTGGTCCAGTTCGTTCAGGTACTGTTAGAAATACTACTGGTACTACTCTAGGTACTATCGACAACACAGGTCTTGTTGTCTTAAGTCAATCTGCAGCTTTAGGCTTAACTTCTAATGTTTCTTTTGTGTTGCCAGCTGGCGCACAAATAGTGGATATCTATATTGATGTCACTACCACTTTTACTACTAGTTCTACTCTTGCTGTAGGTGATGGTACTACTGTTGATAAATATGTCACTGCTATCACTACTGCAGCGGCGGGCCGTCAAGCCATTACTTTTTCAGGCGCTCAATTAACTGCTATGTATAACATCGGCACTTCTGATGTAGCTGTTACTGTAACTATGGCGGGTACTACTGCTGTTGCAGGTGCCGGTTATATCACTATGGACTACGTACAAAAAACATCTAGTGGTGCTCAAGACCCTGTTTCTGCATAATATAAGGGCAGATAGGTTATGGAACATCGTAGAGAAGATGATCCGGTAATACAAACAGTGAGGGAACTTGCTACCCACAGTGCAGATATAAAGCATTTGCAAAATGACATGGATAAAATGATTAAAGATATGGATGAGATAAAAGAAACCATAAAAGAAATCAGTAAAACCTTATCAGAAGCTAAAGGTGGGTGGCAGATGTTCTTACTAGTGGGTGGTGCTGGTGCAGCTATGGGCACATTAGTGTCTTGGCTCCTTGATATGTTTAAACACTAATGGCTACTAAAAAAGCTCCAGTATTGTCAGTTGGTAGAGGGGAAAAGTTACCTGTGTCTAAGGGCGCTGGCTTAACAGCTAAGGGTAGAGCTAAGTATAACAATGCTACAGGCTCTAATTTAAAGGCTCCTCAACCTAGTGGCGGCCCACGAAAGAAGTCATTTTGTGCTAGAATGTCAGGTATGCCGGGTCCTATGAAGGACGAAAGTGGTAAACCTACACGCAAAGCAGCCTCACTAAAAAGGTGGAATTGTGGTAGTAAATAGATTAGAGGGTAGGTATTAATATGACACGCCCTTCACGTGGTATTTCCGGTATTCAAGAAAAAGCTAGAGGCAGAACTAATATGGCTAAGTTAAAAGCGGGTATGTTCCCACTAAAGAAAAAAGATACAATTAAAGCTAAAGTAACTAAACGTGCTCCAACTCCAGACATGGCTCAATTAGGCGCTATGAGAAAGATGGCACCAGCTATGAAAAAAGGCGGCATGTGCTATGCTAAAGGCGGTTCTATTAACGGGATTGCTAAAAAGGGCAAAACTCGTGGGAAGATAATCTAATGGCTACTAAAGTAAAAATGTCAAAAAAACAAGAAGAGCCTGATGTTGGTCAAGCTAATATTGACAGAGCGATGATTGATAAGAGAAATAAGGACGAGTCAGCGACAGCGGGTAAGTTTGGTTTAGGCGACTCACCTAGTAAAGACTTTAGCGGCTCTGATTACTACAAAGGTAAAAAAGCTGGTGGGTCTTGTAAAGGTTATGCTAAAGGCGGCTCTGCGTCATTACGTGGTGATGGTTGTGCTACTAAAGGGCACACAAAAGGAGCAATGCGCTAATGGCTACACCTGCGGCTAAAGCACCAGCACCTGTAGCTAAAGCACCTGCGGCTAAAACAGCTACACCTGCGGCTAAAGCACCTACACCTGCGGCTAAAGCACCTGCGGCTAAAGCACCAGCACCTGTAGCTAAAGCACCAGCACCTGTAGCTAAAGCACCAGCACCTGCGGCTAAAGCACCTGCGGCTAAAGCACCTGCACCTGCGGCTAAAGCACCTACACCTGCGGCTAAAGCACCTGCTGGAATAGCAACATTAAAAACAACACCAGCACCAGCACCTGTAGCTAAAGCTCCTGTTAAAGCTCCTGCTCCTGTAGCTAAAGCTCCTGTTAAAGCTCCTGCTCCTGTAGCTAAAGCTCCTGTTAAAGCTCCTGCTCCTGTAGCTAAAGCCCCTGTTAAAGCACCTGCTCCTGTAGCTAAAGCCCCTGTTAAAGCACCTGCTCCTGTAGCTAAAGCCCCTGTTAAAGCTCCTGTTAAAGCTCCTGCTCCTGTAGCTAAAGCTCCTGTTAAAGCTCCTGCTCCTGTAGCTAAAGCTCCTGTTAAAGCTCCTGCTCCTGTAGCTAAAGCCCCTGTTAAAGCTCCTGTTAAAGCTCCTGCGGCTAAAGCACCTGTAAGTAAGCCAGCTGTTATGCCTGCACCTGCGGCTAAAACAGCTACACCAGCACCTGCGGGCGTAGGTCTTGCTAATAAAGGGTTTGGTATAACAGGACAACAACCAACTACACCAACGCCTATAAATACGGGTATTGTGGCTCCCAAAACATCTATACCAGCGCCAGTTGCTGTTGCACCTAAACCCGTAACACCAGCACCAGCACCAACACCAGCACCAACACCTATAACGCCTCCTGCACCCGCTCCAACTCCTGCGCCTATGGCACCTCCACCTCCTAATAGTATGGCGGGGCAAGAACAAGGACAACAAAACCTACAATCTAGGTTAAATGCTGCGGGTCCAGCGGGCTGGAAAAAAGGTGGGGTAATTAATAAAAGTATGTTTAGTGCATCAACTAAAACTAAAACTAAAACTAAAGACGCTCCTGTTAAACCTAGGGGTGTCGGTCTTGCTCAACGTGGATGGACTAAAGGGGGAATGATCTAATGGCTACTGAACCAAAACGCTACGCTCAACGTGGGACTAAAGTAGGGGAGAAAACTAAGCTTAAGTATAATCCTACTGCCCTTAGAGACGAACCAACGGTATCAAGAAATAAGTCTCTTTCATTTAGAGAAGACTTGAGTCCAAAAACTAGCACGGGCGGGAGCGGCGGTTCAAACCTTATTCCTCGTAATAAAGTAGACATGGCCTCTGGTAACCGCAATATAGGTAGCCAAGGCTCTAGTGCTAAAAACATAGTTCCTAGAGGCACTAGCCAACTAGGGCCTGTAAGACCGGAAACACCAAGTTCTGCTAGAACTATGAAAGATGTACAAGGATCAAGCAGAACAGTAAATAAAGCCCTAACAGGCCCAGCAGAAAGCGTAGCTAGTAAAGTTGGAAGAGGCGCTACATTAGGTAGAGCGGGAACTGGAATCGGTGCTCTTTTATACTCTAAAAATGCAGGAGAAGGTAGTGACTTTAAAGGTAAGGATCGCCCAGCGCCTTACTCAGGGTTATCTAAACCTAAAGGGTATGAGATACCTGAAGACTTTGGTATGAAAAATCCATCTGAAGACTTTGGAGATAAAAAAGAAGCCTCTAAAACATCAACTGCTAAAACATCAACTGCTAAAACATCAACTGCTAAAACATCAACTGCTAAAACATCAACAGCTAAAACAGGAACTTCTAAAGGTGAGTCACAGTCTAGTAAAGATTCTAGAATGGCAGCGTATGAAGATTGGGTAAAAACTAATAGAGACTCTGCTACAGTGTCATATTTAAAAACAGGCCAAATGAAGAAAGGCAGTAAAGTTGCAGCTAAACCAATGAAAGCTTTTGCTAAAGGCGGTTCTGTTAGATCAGCTGCTTCTCGTGGTGATGGTTGTGCTACTAAGGGTCATACTAAAGGAGCAATGCGCTAATGTCTGGGGGCGGAAATAGCGGTAGTGGAACACCCACTCCTCAAAGCTTAGATGCTGTAAGAAAAGCGGGTCTACCTGTAGGTAGTGGAGTTTCTACTGTAAGTAGTGGTATGCCTGATGTTCAAAACTTAGACGCACTAAAAGCAGCTGGACTATCTACTGATACTACTGCCCCTACTGATTTCCAAAGCCTATTAAAAGCTCTGCAAGCTAAACAAGCAGGAGGGAGTGGCTTAACACCAGTTGCTGATGCGGGTTTACCTACAGAGGGAGCAGCGGCTCCTACAGGCTATGCAGATGGTGGTATTTTAGGTTTAGGTCAGGGTAACATCAACGGTCAACAACTGAATACTCAGAACGGATATAACAACTACGCCTCTCCTAACCAAGGACTAATGGATTACCCACAGCAAGGGCAACCTAACCAACCTCTTACTCCAAATGTACCTCCAGTGCAAAACAGTCCTAATATGGGAATGAACCCCCCAAATACTAATATGGGGTTTGATAATAGTGGTAGTGACGCTGGTATAGGTGGGCAGCCAGTAGGGCAAATGCAAACACCTCTACAAGGACAACCTCCAAGTATGTCACAATACATGTCCCCACAAGGGTTACAAATTCAGGGCAACCCAACTTCGATGCCCGTACAACGACAACAACAAAGGTAACTACTATGCGTCAGCAGATAGCAACTAAAACAGGTACAGGCTCAAGCAACATTCTTACAACTGACACCTATATCAGCCCTTTTAACGTGGGTTTTGGCGTTGTAGCGACAGGCACAGTAAACTACACTATCCAACATACATTTAACAACCCACAAGATGGAACTACTTTAGTATGGTACTCTCACCCAACTATTGCATCTAAGACAGATAATCAAGACGGTAACTACGCATTTCCTGTAGCGGCTATTAAGATTTTAGTAAACAGTGGTTCTGGTACAGCTACGATGACATTGATCCAAGCTGGCGTTGTAGGCGGCTAAGATGCCTTATGTAGGGTATACAGGGGTTGCTGACTTAGCTAACACTACTGATGGTTTTGCTTTAGGTATAGGTGCTTGCAATGATCCTGCAGAAACGTCTTTTGGTGAAAATGTCGGTGATGGCGGTGTTGTAGACTTATACCATAATGGCGCCCCTAATCTTAAGTCATATATTCTCATGGAATCTTCGGGATACGTATTCCAAGAAGATAGTTCTAAAATAGTATTGGAGTCATCGTAATGGCAGATCAGAAAATATCGGCAATGCCCGCAGCGGCAACTCCTCTAACAGGTGCAGAATTAGTACCCTTAGTTCAGTCAGGCGGGAATGTAAGTTCTACAATAGCTATGTTTGGGACTTATGCACGTAATACTCTATATAACTACGGGGCGTTTCAAGACTTAGGACTTGACCAAACAGCGGCGGCTAATACTGTTGTTCAGCTTCGCATTGATACTACTGACTTTACTCAGGGTGTTACTAAAGTAGGAAACCGTATAAGCTTAACTAATGCAGGTGTATATAGCATTATTATTAGTCTTCAGTTATCTAATGATGATGCTGCCAACCCTGATGATTTTACTTTGTGGCCTGTTATTAACGGCACTGCAGCAAGTGGTTCTGCTAGTACTATTGGGGTCCCTGTTAGAAAATCAACTAAAAACGGTCACATAATCCTTACAGTTCAGTACACATTTCAGTTTGCAGCGGCGGGCTATTTTGAGTTTGACTGGTTTTCTATAGCGGGTCATGTATCAGTTTTAACCTTTCCAGCTAGTGTTGCTACGCCAATTCATCCAGCTTCTGCGGCTGTTATTCTTTCTGTTATTCAGGTAGGCTAATGAGTACTTCAGGTCTTACTACATTTAACCCAGATATAGCTGAGATAATGGAAGAAGCCTACGAACGTGTAGGTGTAGAAATTCGTACGGGTTATCAGTTTAGAACAGCTAGAAGGTCTTTAAATTACCTGTTGGCTTCTTGGGCTAATAAAGGTCTTAATCTATGGACTATTGAACAAGGGGAGTTTCCTCTGTTAGTAGGAGTGGGCACTTATGATTTGCCTGATGATACTATTGATTTAATAGAGACTGTCATACGCCAAAACCCCGGAAGTACTTCTAACCAAGTTGACCTGCAAATAGCTCGTATAAGTGTCTCTACATACGCAACAATACCAAACAAGTTAGTTCAAGGACGTCCTATACAGATTTTTGTAGATAGACAGTCTCCTACACCTACAGCTAAGATATGGCCTCTACCTAGTCAAACTGGGTACACATTGGTCTATTGGCGGTTACGTAGAATGCAAGACGCAGGACAAGGCGGCGTAAATACGCTTGATATTCCTTTTAGATTCTTAGAAGCTATGACTGCTGGACTAGCTTATAACCTAGCTCTTAAAACACCTGAAGCAGAAAGCAAGATACCAATGCTTAAACAACTCTATGAAGAGGCTTTTGAACTGGCGGCGGATGAAGATCGTCAACGAGTGTCTTTTAGATTTGTGCCTAACATAGGTAGTGTAGGCGGCGGGGGCTGGTAAGTGGCTACTCCTTTTGCTGGTGAGAAACGGGCGTTTGGTTTCTGTGATAGATGTGGATTTAGATACGCCTTAAAAAGGATACGCACCTATGTTATTATAGGTAAACGAGTAAACATGCGGGTGTGTCCAGAGTGCATGGACAAAGTTGGTGGCGACCACCCACAAAACTGGGTGGGTATAGTAGGGGCTCAAAAGGTAGCAAATGACCCACAGGCTCTACGCAACCCAAGACCAGATACGAATTTAAATGCCTCTAGAGGTCTATTTGCTTTTAACCCTGTGGCGACACATCTCCT